GGGCGGCGCATTTACGCTGTGTGAGGCCGGCGCGTTCGCGGGCGGCTTTGAATTCGTCGGGGGTCATTTTGAATCCCTTGGAGTCGGGTTGGCACACATACAGCGCCAACCTTTGCGCGGCAACCAGTAGGCCAGATGACCACATTTGCATATAAAAGTAGGGCGTTTTTTCATGATGGCTCCCCTGTAGCTTTGGCGATGGCGATATTTGCCTTTGCGATGGCAGCCTTGTCCGTAACGGCAAACTCGCATTGCAAGCACTCTTGCAGGGCTTGCAGAAGGTCGGCATGGGAATCTGCCAGGGTGAGCAAGTCTTGCATATCGCCGTCAATCTTGATGACATTGGCTGACCAACGAATAGCCTTCACGCGCTCAAGAACTGTTTGCAAATCTGATTTCATGATGTACCATCTTCAATGATAGGAATAAAGCGGCATTCAGGGGATTCTGAGCCGAGACAATTCATATGCCAAACAGATGGCTTTCCACCTGGAACGCCGGTCCAAGTCTGGTCTGGTTGGTCAGCATAGCGCCGGCACTGCTTACAGTGGATATCGGGTGCTGTGGGATGGCAGCGGGCCATGTGTAGGGGTAAGGGGATCATGGCTTGGCCTCGGAGTGTGTATTGCATTCAGCGCAAGCACCGACCACATGCCCGAATGTCTGGCAGGTAACGCCGTGTTTTTCATAACGCCTTACTTTGGCTTGCAGGGCTTGAATGTCACAAAGCACAACTGTTAACTCCGCAGGGGAAAATTCACCCCCGCCGATAGATACGGTTTCTTTGTTGCGGATGGCGTGGACCAGGTTGGCAAGAAATGTTTGCATGGTTAAATTCTCCAGTCTAGGGGTAGAGGGGTTACAGATCGCGCTGACGGGCCACATCGGCGACGGAATAAGAGCCGCCATGCTCACGCAGCCAAATGGTAAAATTGACTTTGTTACAGCCGTTCTCGTACTTTTCGGCCAGCTCGGGGAAACCGTTCTTGCCAAGCCATTCCTGAGCACGTTGCAGGAAATAATTCCCATAGCCGTACTCAATGGGCAGGTTGACTGATTCCTCGCCATTGTGGATAGTGACAGTGTTGTAAGTATTGCCGTAGCTCTTTTGGAACCAGCGACGGCCAGAGACATGGATAGACATGGTAATAGCTCCTAAAGGGTTTGGACCTGCGCCTTGACTGCTTCTTTGAGCGATTGCATGTCATAGCCGCGATTGTGGGCTGCCCGGAGGAGCAGGGTGTATGTCTCACAAGACCTAGCACGCACATCAATTGGCAGGGTTTTGTCGGCCTTGCGCTGCTCTGCTTCGATTAAGCATTGGTAAAGCATTGAATCAGTCATGGATAGCTCCTAAAGGTTAGAGGGATGCGAGATGTTTTTTAGACGCCACCCGAATGCGCTTTGCTTCGGGTCTGAAATGCCAAAAGGACGATTCGCCGATAATGCCGCGCAAGGCTTCGGTGTGGAATTGGTCAACGCAACCCTGTACAACCTTGCCGCGATTGCAGTAAACCCGATAAGGGCTAGTAGCAGGTTTGCCGCATGTGTTGCATGTTTCCATAATTCACTCCTAATTAATTGACTGACAGGGTAAGTATATGGCATATTGCCTTAATTGCCATAGGGTAAACCCTAGGAAAGTACTGATCGTTTATACAGAATTGCTACCGTTCGTCGGAATTAATTGGGGACAGGATGTGATAGGACAGAATAGACAGATCAAATTCTGGCGCTGAGTCCCGGCGCTCCCAAAGGTGAGGCTAGACCGATGGGGATAAAACCTCGTGCAGCACCATAACAGGCACAAGCTGTAGCCCCGTCAACGGGTAGGGGAATAAACAAGATAGCCCAAGGGTAAACAGACCCAGGATAACCATAGACACATGGGGATTAAAGGCATTCAAGGAACAAACATGCAATCAGCAAAGAAACAACAGTATCCATGGCCAGGCATAAGCTAAAGTTATAGCCAAGGCATGATGCGATATGAATAAAGTATGGGTCCATTGCTTGCTCAAGCTTTCCGTGTGCAGTGCAGCATCTATGCAAGACATGCATAACATATACAGTATCAGCACCAACTCAGGGCATGGGCACGGTCTGGGCGTGGGCAGAGTAGGCATCAGGTAGGAATGGGGCTCGTTAACATAACACCCGTCGTGTCTATTAGTGCAGTCTAGCAACACTCAGAGCTGGCCAGACCTAGGATAAGTTAGTAAGGACTAATGCAGGCGGGGGTAGGGGCTAGGCACACCCCCAGGTGGGGCATGCTGTGTCGCATCTCCTTCTTGTACCCCCCAATCTGAGCCCGACCCCATTTATGCTATAGTGGGCTATGGGTGAAATAGTTGCGTTGTTCAAAAAGACCGAGCAAAGTGCAATAGGAGAGGCTTTCTGTATCCAGTGCAAACATACCTGGATCGCTACTGCCCCCACTGGTGTAGTTGATCTGGAGTGTCCTGAGTGTGGTACTTTCAAGGGCAAGTACAAGTTTGAGTTTCATCCTGCGATAGGGCAGATGATTCGGGAATGCAATTGTGGGAATCGGTTGTTCTACCTAACTCCTGACGGCCATATGTGCGCTAACTGTGGAATCTACCAAGGCTACTGATGCAGAGCATTCAGGACTTACTGGCAGCCGAAAAAGCCCCAAGGCCGGGCCGTCCCAAGGTATCCGAGGGTCAGCCCATGACTCCTAAACAACAAGCTATCTGGGACTTGTATCAGGAGAAAAAGACCTATACCGAGATTGCCCAGATTCTAGGGGTGGGGGTTCCTCTGGTAAACAAGGCCCTGGGTGTTTGCCGGAAGAAGCTGGGGATCAAGTCAGATGCCAGGGAGCGTAAGCTTCTGGAGAACACGAATCCCGAGAAAACTGGAGCTATTCTGGATGCTCTCTCTGACCCTCTGGAGAAGGTTCAGGACTTGCTGGAACAGGCTGGCCTTCCAAGGAATGCTGCGGATGCTACGGTGAAGAGGCTCAAGGCCCGGTATTTCGGGGCCATAACTGAGCTTAAAGTCCTCAAGACCAATGAAATCATTGAACTTTTGGGGAAAAAGATACATCTGGGAATGCAGTACCTTGACGACAAGGTAATGGCCGAGGCATCTGCTAGGGACATCATGTTAGGACTAGCGGCTCTTCTTGAGAAACGTCAGTTACTCAGGGGTGAGCCGACCCAGATCATCTCCGACCACGAGCGCAAGACCCTTCATGAATCCATTCCTTTGTTGATGGCCGAGGCGCAACGACGGGGTCTGGTGGTCGATGTTCAAGCCAAGGTGGTTGCTTGACTACAATTGCTTGGGACGGTATTACACTTGCTGCTGATCGAGCAGCGTGGTCCAACGGTATGAAATTCCGAGTATGCAAGGTGCATAAATTACGCGCTCCAGATGGGCGTATGTTTCTGGTTGCATTGGCCGGTGATGGCCATTTCTCCCCTTCCTTGTTGAAGTGGATGCGCGGCGGAGAGCATCCAGGAAAGTCACCAGATGAGACTGCAACAATTGCCGTTGTTATTGATGAACAACTTCGTATCTGGAGAATGAGTTCTAATGGGCTTAACTACTGCCAAGTGTTGGAAAAAGTACACGCCAGTGGTGCCGGTCAGGACTTTGCTATTGGCGCTCTGGAGGCTGGTGCTACTGCCGTACAGGCCATCAAGATTGCAGAAAAGCGTAGCGACATGGCCGGATTGGGTGTTGATTCGGTGAGATTTTGATGATTGAAGATGTAACAAGCCTATCCGACGAAGAAATTCGCCTGATGGTGGCGAATGCGGTCCATGTGATGGAAGAGGATCGCAAACAGAACCAACTTCTTTGGTACAAACCAGTCTCAGCAAAAGCTCAGGCAGCACACGACTCTAAGGCCAAGATCATCGGAATCGGTGGTGGTAATGGCTCAAGCAAGACAGAAACGGCTCTTGTAGACCTGATTATGTGCGCTACCGGGGTTTTCCCTCATACCCAGAAGCATCTGATAGAACAGAAGTTTAGAGGCCCTATCCAGTGTCGGGTGGTTGTTGAGTCCCTAACGACAACTCTTGAGAACGTGATCCTCCCAAAACTCCAGTGGTGGCGTTGGTCTGGAGTCGATCAACAAGGTGGGGAAAGGGGTCACTGGGGCTGGATACCTAAAATGTCTTTAGTCGAGGGAGACTGGGCCAAATCATGGAATTCCCGACTTCGGACCCTGAAGGTTATCTGTCGGGACCCGAATAATTCGGACAAAATCCTAGGTGAATCCACGATCCAGTTCATGTCTGTCGATCAGGACTCAACTGACTTCGCCTCTGGAGACTTCCACAAGATCGTCCATGACGAACCGCCTAAACTCTCCCAATGGCGGGAAAACGAGGCCCGGATCATGCGGGTTGACGGTCAGATGATGTTAGCTATGACGTGGCCGGATGATCCGAGTATCAATGTCGATTGGCTTTATAACGAAGTCTACGAGCCTGGAAAGAAAGGAACTGATCCAAAAATCGCTTGGTTCGAGTTCTGGACTACAGAAAATAAGAACCTCAAACAAGAGACGGTCGCCCACCAAGCCGACAAATGGGCTGACGAAATTCGGAATGTCCGCATCTATGGACAGCCTATCCGTTTCACAAACCGCATCCACCCTGAATTTACAGATAACACTAGGACGTGGTGCTTTAGTTGCGGAAAACCAACAGTTAAAACAGGGGAAGTCTGCGGAACCTGCGGGTCGTTTCATATCGTTGATTACAACCATGTTCAAGAATTCTCTACTTCCTCAGTTTGGCCGACCGTCTTCTGTATCGACCCCCATCCTAGAAAACCGCATATGTTCATCTGGGTCCAGATCGACCCTTCGGACGATTGGTGGGTGGTCGCCGATGGAAAATGTGAGGGCGACTGTACGGACGTAAAAAAAGAGGTAACGAGAATAGAGCAAGAACTGGGCCTGAATGTCGCTGCGAGGTATATGGACCCAAATATGGGAGCTTCTCCCTCGGGACAGAGACGAGAGGTTAGCTGGCAACAGGAGTTCGCCAATGCTGATCTGAGTTGCGAGTTGGCTTCCGATTCCTCGGTAGGTCGGGCAAGAATGAACACCCTGATGCGACCAGATGAGTCTACTTTAAGGCCCCGGATGATCTTCCACCCAAGGTGTAAAGACACGATTTACCAGATTCAGAGGTTTTCTTGGTCGGACTATTCGCATAACGTCGATAGGGACCAGAAACAGGTTGCCTCTGATAAATACAGCGACATGCCCGCGTGTTTGAAGTATATTGCGAACAGTGAACCAGTCTTCCGCTTTCTGAAAGGCGGGGCCCCTGTGTTGAAACGTCCAGGAACCCGTAAAGGACCCTATTGATGAAGACCTATTTCTGTGATGGATGCGCCCAACCGATGTTGGGAGAACCAGCCCATTTGGGTCATATCCTGATCCGGGATTACTGTCCGGCATGTCTGATACGAGCACAGGAGTTTCAGACAGCCGAAGAACAATTGAGAAAGAAAACGTATGAACAATTTACTGACGAAAGAGCCTTGTTGATAGCTACTGCGGGATTCAAACTACCAGATGTTCCATAAATGTCACTATTGCGCCGCTGAAACCAACCAAAGTATCCTTTACTGTGATACTTGCTGGGATAACTTTTGCATTCAATTCAAAGTTAAACTAGTGAAGATCGCAGAAGAGTTTGAGCAAGTGACCGGAGAAAAATCAACCGCTATCCCGGATCAATGGAAAAATGAAGTCTATGTCAAACGAACTTGAAACAACAGTCTGGTGTCAAAAATGTGAAGTCGTGAAGTTTGAAGTGTGGCGAGTGCCTACGGATCAAAGCGATATCTTCACTCACCAGATTCTGACTCCCGAGGGAGAACTTTTCAAAGGCTCTATCAAGGTCTGTAACTGCGGAACGAATCTTGAGAGAAAAAATGTCGAGTAAAGTAAAAATTAGCGGGTGTTGTACGGTTTGTGACCAACCATGTTTCGATATCCGTGCGAGATTTGCTGAACACGAGTTATACCCAGGAGAGCCGAAGCAGATCGGAAGACCCAATGACGATGCGACAAAGATCACGTTTTCTCTTCTTGATGGAACGATCATGCACCTGACATTTTGTGGTTCCTGTGCCGAGTCTCTATCTCAAGAACAGTATCTCGATATCTGGAGAAAAGTCATCCGTTCATGGGAGAGAGAACTCAAAGATGAAACTCCGAGTTGGTATCTGGATCAATTCAACAACGGCCTCCTGACTGAACTAGGTCGCAGAAAATGGCGGGAAGTATGAGAACAAGATCAAAAATATCCTCCTTCAATCTCGATAAAGACACTATCGCAGAGCGAATTCACACGTTTTACGAGAACGACAATCAGGATCGAACAGCAGAGATAGACGCGCGGCTCCAGAGGTACGCAAAGTATCGTATGTGGACAGAAGGAAAAGACTGGCCCTGGGAAAACGCCTCAGATTGTGCGATTCCTGATATGGCTACAGCTTCGATGAAGATGCAGGACACTCTGAATAATGCAGTGATGTCCCAACGTCCTCCGGTGATGGCTAAAGCCACTAAGAAGATAGATAAGGAGAAAGAAGAATCAGTTAATCGTCTCCTTGATTATCAACTCTTCGTGGAGCAACCCGGCGAAGAGGCAATAGGAACTCTAGCTCATGACTTCGTAAATGAAGGATTCTGGACTGCCTACGTACCGTGGGTCAAAGAAACACGTTCCGTCATCGACGTAAAGGTCATTCCACCAATCCCGGACGAGATACAGCCTATCGAGTATTTCAGGATGTTCCTTGAGGGAACTTATCCTCATGCACAAATAAAGCCTACAAGAGACGGCTGGGACTGGGTTGTTAATGACGGAGACAAAAAACACAAAGCGTCGTTCTTTACGCGAGAAGATAACGAAGTAGAAGTCAATATCGAGAAGGACGCGATTCGATACGAAGGTCCAAGAGTAATTCCTAAGGACGTACAGGACGTTCTCCATCCCGTCAGGTGTGAAAACCTCCAAATTCCCGGTCCGTCTAATCCCCTAGGGGCGTCGCACGTCATCCTGAGAGACTTTCCTTCGATTGATGAGATAAAAAGACTCCAAGACAGTGGCTACTACGATCTGATGGATCAAAAAGATGCCGACAAGATCATGGATACTTTGATGGATGTGAGTTACACCGAGAGAGAACAGCAAAAAGACACCATGCAAGGGGCCGTCGATTGGAGACAGCTTCCTAAGGGCGCAGAGAGTCAGAATAAACTCACGCGATTGATGGTGTTCGATACTTTCGACATCAATGACGATGGTTTAGACGAAGACGTGATTTTCTGGATGATTCTGGAGACAAAAACAATCCTTCGGGCAAGATATCTCACTCAAATGTTTCCAGCAGAGATTCCGTTTAGACCTCTCGCAGAAGCGCACCTATTTCCTGTTCCCGGAAGACGATTTTCTATCGGTATTTTGGAGTTAATGGAAGGACTCCACGATATTCAGAAGCAGACCTTCGATCAAACTTCTGATGCCGGGACTATTTCAAATTCCCCGTTCTTTTTCTACCGTGCGACATCAAATATGCGGCCCGAGGTTATCCGTTTATGGCCCGGTGAGGGATATCCTGTCTCTGATCCTAAAAACGATGTAAGCTTCCCCCAAATCGGGAACCCAAATCAGTCTTTCGGACTCAACTTTCTCGCCATCATTAACCAGATGGAGGAAAAACTCACGAATATCGGCGATCTTCAATTAGGCAGAGTCCCCCACGGAAAAGCATCCGCCCTGAGAACCGTATCTGGGATGCAAACCGTCATGGCTCAGGGGGATGCAAGACCCGAAAGAGTCCTCCGAAGGTTCTTTATGGGCCTGACTCAGATATGGAAGATCGCTCATACGCTGAATCAAGCATTTTTGCCTGACAAAAAGCAGTTTTTAATCATTGGACTAGATGATCCAACCGCTGATCCATACGGAGAAATAACTAAAAGGGACCAAGTTGCTGGTGCGTTTATGTTTGACTTCTCTGCGAATGCTCTGAATACGAGTAAAGAAGCGATGCAGTCGTCCCTACAGTCGCTGATGAGTATTTATGTAAGTCAACTTAATCTCCAGTTGGGAATTATCGACGCAGCAGGAGCTTATCGGATGCAAAGGGACCTCGGGAAAGCCTATGGACAGGACCCGGACAAATATATTAAACCTCCAACACCGGGAGCAGAAACGCCAAAGGTGTTTTACGAAGAGGCCATGACATCTCTTCTGAATGGACAAATGCCTACGGGAGAACCTGCCGAAGGAGCACAAGCACATCTACAAAAACTCGCTGCTTTCGTCGGTTCTGATGAGTTTGGTCATCTCGATCCGATGCACGTTCAACTATTCAAACAATATCTGACGTTGGTTCAACAAAAAGCTGCCCAGGAACAGCAACAGGCACAATTAATGCAAGCTGTACAGCAGTTCCAGCAGGGCCAACCTCCTGGGCAACAACCTCAAGGTGCCCCGCCGGGTCCTCAAGCACAAGCTCCAGTACAAGGAAATGAACTGATGGACGAAACTCTTCCTACGGCGGGCGGTGGGGCTAATGGAGGTCCGCAATGACCTACGATAGAGACGAATTCAGGGCAAAAGCAGAGGAAAAATCGGTCCGCAGGCAGGTTGAATTCCTACCGATGGCGAAAATTATCGCCTCTGCCTCCCCGGTTATGCAAGGAGTTACCGGCGACCAGAATTGGGACCGATATCTATCCTACCTACAAGGATTCATAGATCGAACTAGAAACCAGGTGTCTATCGCTCAAACAAAAATGGCCGATCCGGGCGTCTGGGAGCATAAAGACCTCCTTAAGCTAAAAGCCGATATCTTGGTTGGCGAAGCGATGGTTCAGGCATTGACTTTGGCGATCACCCTCCCGAAAGCGATCATGGAGGGTTCCGAGGAAGCGAAAAAACTGATTGATGATTTTGAGAAAAGACATGAATCCACCTGACAAAATGACCCGTAAAGCTCTTAAAGAGCAATTCCATAAAGTCAGTTTTGAAGCATGGGAATATTTATTCGACCATGAAAAGGAAAACGGTCTTGCGCAATGCAGGACTCCGGGTTTCGATAGAAAAAAAGCATGGTACGACACCAAACAGGTAAAACAGTGGCTGGTATGTCATTGTTATTACGCGCCTGATGATTTCAAAGCCAAAAGACATATCACAGCCAGTCCTTGGGCCGGACTTGTGACGACTGTCAATTTTCGCTGATTACCACTTAATCACCTTTTATTTTCCACCACTTATGGCGGCTTTATTGTCGCCATAGGTCGTAATTGCGTGGCCGACTCACGCTGACAACGAGAAAAGGCTCGACATGTCTGATATAGACAACAACGCTGAGGAAGAAGGTGGCGCTTCTGAGGGTAAGGAAAAGAAAGATTTCGTCCCGAAAGACCAGTTTTTGGCTGCAATAGCCAGCGCGAATCGAAAAAACGATGCTCTGGCAGCAGAACTTGCTGAACTGAAAAAGGTAAAGACGGTTGAACCTCCTAAGAGGTACACCCGAGCAGATTTGAATGCTGCTGTCACTGCTGGACAGATTACAGATGCCCAAGCAGATGAACTCCTTGCAAAACAGATCAAGGAAGACACCAAAAACGAGGTAACTCAGGAGGTTCTTTCAACAGTAAAGGCAGAAGCAGCCCAACAAAAGGTTGTTTCTGACTTGGCAGAGTACAAACGGTTGGCTCCGGAGATTCTTGATGAAGATTCGGATACCAGAAAGAAGATCGGGGAAGAATACCGCGATCTTGTAGACGCAGGAATGCCAAACAATCTGGCAACAGAGCGTGCGGCAATCAGGGCTGTTTTAGGCCCTCTGGAGAAGTTGAAAGTGGCTAAAAGTGCTCGGCGTGATGATGAACATCACGAAGAAACAGGCGGCAGGAGTTCCGGTAACAGGGCTCCGAAAAACAAAGTGGAAGGTCTTTCTGCCCGTCAGAAGGAATTCTACGATTCAAAGATCAAATTGGGCGTCTACAAGGACTGGAAAGAGGTTGAAGCAGAACTGACGTACAGCAGATGATTATTGTCAAGCAGGACTTTACCGAGAAAGACATTAAAGAAGCCAGTTTAGCGGCTTCTGTCTACCGACCTTCAAAAGCTACATCAAACGTAGCCAATTTGTCAGATCAGGTAGACCTCGGAAAAGTCGTGATTCTCTGTGATGAGCACGTAAGAATGTTTGCTTCCCCCCAGGTTCTAAGACGCTATGGATACCGTCAGATGACGGACTATCC